TCCGGCGACGCTAGGGTGTACGACGACGCTCAGGTGTGCGGCGACGCTAGGGTGTACGGCAACGCTTGGGTGTACGACGACGCTCAGGTGTGCGGCGACGCTAGGGTGTCCGGCGGCGCAAGGGTGTGCGGCAACGCTAGGGTGTCCGGCGACGCTAGGGTGTACGGCAACGCTTGGGTGTCCGGCGGCGCTTGGGAAAAATCTCCGCTGTACATACAGGGTGCAAAATACCCCTTTTACATGGCCGCGGCGAACAAAGTCGGCTGCGGCTGTCAGGTGTTCACCTTCGCCGGTTGGCATAAGTTCTGGCGTAAGATCGCCGCGAAATTCGATATGACCGAAGCGGAGCAGACAGAGTACGTCAGTTATTTCAATCTCGCCTGTGAGCGCTACGGAAAGCTTGAGTTCAAAATCGACCTGACCGACGGCAGCGGGGACGAAGAACCGTGCCCGGATGCGGAGGATGAGGAATGACCGTTTGCTTCACCGTTCCCGGTAAGCCGCAGGGAAAGGCTAGGCCGCGCTTTACGCGGTCTGGCCATACATACACCCCCGGCAGCACCGCCGCGTATGAGGAGCGTGTTAAACTCGCCTACAGGCAGGCCGGCGGGGGTAAACTGAGCGGCTTTGTCTCTGCTGACATTCTCGCCGTGTTCACCGTGCCCAAGTCGTACACCAAGGCGCAAAAGGCCGTCGCGTTTGATATGCGGTATGTGCCAAAAAAGCCGGACTGTGATAATATCGCAAAAATAATCCTCGACGCGCTCAACGGCCTTGCCTATGACGACGATGCGCAAATCGTGAAGCTCTCCGTCAAGAAGCAATACGGCATAGCTGACCACGTCACTGTGACATTGGAGGGCGGCGAATCATGAAGAAAGAGACCAATAAAATTGCGTTCTTTGATGCCAGATTTGAAGATTATTCCGGTAAAAAGCGTTTTGAGGTCACGCCTCCCTCGCATAAGCGCCGCCTCATCGTCGCGGCCCCGGACGCCGCCTCCGCTATAGTCGCCGCCGCTGACAAATTGGGCGAACGCTGGACGGCGTACAGCTTCTATGCCTATTGCCGCGTCAGTGAAGTCCGCCCAACGCAAAAGGCGGCGGGCAGATGAGAAAGGAGTGTAAACGGAATGGCTGAATACATAAACCGGATAGCCTACTGCAAAGAGTTCTGCCTTTGCCACGGCGGGGAGTGTGACAAAGCGTCTTGTCCGATATTCAAGCTTCCCGCTGCTGACGTTGCGCCTGTAGTACACGGAAGATGGCAGAACACATATTGTGCATATCGCTGCTCGGAGTGCGGAAGAGGTTCCGCCATAATGACAAACTTCTGCCCGGAATGCGGCGCGCTTATGAGCCGTGCACAAAACTCAAAGGAGAACGCCCATGCTCCAGATTGACCCCGGCGAGGTCGGCCGCAACATGCGCGCCGTGCGCGTCTCGAAGAACATCGGCCGCGGCAGGCTCGCCGAGAAAAGCGACGTCGCCCTGCAATCCATCCGCAACTATGAGCGCGGGCGCAGCCTCCCCGGCCTCGTCAACCTTGTCTGTCTCAGCTCCGCGCTGGGCGTCAGTATGGACGAGTATACTGGCATGAAAGGCCGGTATAATATTCCACAGTAATTTCAAAATTCAAAAAAGGAGAAAAAGCAAAATGACAGAAAGAGAAAAGCAGCTTATCAAAGAGGCGCGAGCGGCGTATGCTCGCAAATGGCGCAAAGAAAACCCGGAGCGGGCAAAAGAAATTCAAGAGCAGTATTGGCTGCGCAAGATAAAAGCAATGCAGGAGGCCACCCATGCTCCAGATTGACCCCGGCGAGGTTGGCCGCAATATGCGCGCCGTGCGCGTCTCGAAGAATATCGGCCGCGGCAGGCTCGCCGAGAAAAGCGACGTCGCCCTGCAATCCATTCGCAACTATGAGCGCGGGCGCAGCCTCCCCGGCCTCGTTAACCTCGTCTGCCTCAGCTCCGCGCTGGGTGTCAGCATGGACGAGTACACCGGCATGAAAGGCAAACACAACATCCCGCAGTAAAACCCTATAAATTTTTTCTTGACTTGGTGATAAAATGATGATATTATACGCACGTAAGGAGGTGAGTATAGTGTCTCCGAGGCCGAAAGCCAATAGTGAAAGAACGAATGTGTTCTTTTCCCCGGAGGTCATGGAAAAGCTCCGCAGACTGGCAGAAGAAAAAGGAACTTCTGTAAGCGGGCTTATAAGAATGATCGTTCTTGAATACTTGGCGAAAAAATAAGAATTCCGACGTTCCTCTACCAAAGCCACGCCGGAATCCTTGTCACCACACAACGAAGTGAGGTTAAATCTATTATAACCTCCTCCGTTGTGAAAATCAAGAAAGAATGAGGTTTTCACGCAATGTCAATGGATGAACTCAAAGAGTACGCGAAATCATTGTTTGCCCAGCTTCCGCCAGAGGCCATTTTGGAAATTCTCTCGGAGGTTGAGCGCTGGAAACTCGAACAGCTCTGTGTGGTGGGCTTGTCCAAAATGCCGCCAGAGCGCGCAAGCGAAACAGTAAATAAAATTTTTTGACGGAGGAAAATAATGAATAACAATCAGATCATCAACATCAACGGTATAAGCTGCTACGAGAAGGACGGCACGGCTTACCTCAACCTTGAGGCTGTCGCACGTGGGCTTGGATTCACCCGTGTGAAAAACGATACCGAGTATGTCATGTGGGATAGAGTGGACAAGTATTTGTCTGAAATTGGTTTCCACACTTGTGTGGAAAGACCGGAATTCATCCCCGAAAACATCTTCTACCGCCTTGCGATGAAAGCCAAGAATGAAGCCGCCGAGAAGTTTCAGGCAAAGATTGCAGATGAAGTTATCCCGTCTATCCGCAGGCACGGCATGTATGCGACAGAGGGCACGATAGAGAAAATGCTCGGCGACCCCGACGCCATGATAAAGGTGCTTACCACTCTCAAGGAAGAGCGCGAACAGCGCAAGGCGCTTGAATCCAAGGTCGAGACCGACCGCCCGAAAGTGCTCTTCGCCGACGCAGTCAGCGCGTCCAAGACCTCTATTCTCGTCGGCGACTTGGCAAAGCTCCTGCGTCAGAACGGCGTGGACATCGGGCAGGGGCGGCTTTTCCAGTGGCTCAGAGATAACGGCTACCTCATCAAGCAGAACAGCACCAGTTGGAATATGCCGACGCAGCGCGCCATGGAGCTGGGCTTGTTTGAGGTCAAGGAAACTGCCATCACCCATTCGGACGGGCACACCACCGTCAACCGCACGCCCAAAGTCACCGGCAAGGGTCAGCAGTATTTTGTTGAAAAATTCCTGAGCGATAAGGCGTCGTGATATAGCACAAGAGAGAGGCTTTCGCCTCTCTCTTTTTGCGTTGGGCCATTTTCGCGGTCTCACGAAATTCGCCGCTTCGCCGCGCGTGAGTGCTTCATCACCCAATCCGCGGCGGCATCCCTGTTCCGCGGCACGCCCGACGCGGTTTTCCCGCCGTCGTCTGCCTTTTCGCTTGTCCGTACGGAACCGCTAAGCTGTGCCTTTACGGACGGCGCGTCTGGATAAAGCTCTGCGTATATCTTGTCTATCTGCGTGGCATAGTCCGGATTGTTCGCATAGCTCTTTGTGCCGCTCTTTGTAATGTTGTAAAAGTCGTTGAGCGTTATCCCGGCATAGGTCTCCTTCGCGCCCAGCCCCATGTTCGCCCACGCCTTTTCAACGTCGTCCTTGCTCACATGGCCGTTTTCGTCCGCGTCCTTCAGCTCCGCCGTCAGCGTCAGCCATTCGCCGAGGTCTCCCTCCGCGCCGTTGTTCTTGGCCGCGGTCATGTATGCCTCCGCCCGGCGCACCGTGGCGTTCTGCTTGCCGCCGTCGCCGCTCTTCGGCATGAGCTGTGCGCGCATGGCGTTCAGTATCGCCTCGTCGCTCTTGCCCTCCATGCTGTTGTAGATGGATATCGCCTTTGCCGCGTCCGTGCCGCCCAGCGTCTTTTCGCCCTCCGCCACGGCCTCATGCGCCGAATACCAGTCCTCTGCCCCCATGCCCAGCGCGTGGGAGTACCGCAGCCCGGGCACGTTCAGCCCCTTGCGTTCCAATTCGTCGCGTACCGGTGCCGAGAGATCGCCGTACTTTCCCAAAAGCAGATCTATCGCGTCGTATGTGGCGCTGCCCCCGGTTCCGTCCTTGCCGTCTTTAAGTGCCTGCGCCGCGGGCAGATATTCGGCTATCCCCGCTTTCGACAGGGCGGATATCGCATCCCAGCTATCGTTGGAGTACTCGCCTCCGCGCCCGTCCACGAGATGACGCTTCGCTTCGTCAAGGGCGTAGTCGCGTATGCTTTTCAGCACGTCGGCTTTCTGCTCGTCGCTCAGCGCCTTATACATCTCCGAATCCAGCAGCGGCTTTGCCAGCTCATAATATGTCTGCCCCTGCGCCTTCTGAAAGGTTTCCCTGTCCTTCCCGTTCATCGTGTACAGTTTGTTGTCGTATTCGATTTTGTACGGCGATACACTCGGGAAAAACGACGTTCCGCCGGTCGCGTCATACAGCCGGTATATTTCCTCGTCCACAGCGTTCCGCTTCCCGCCGGTGTAGTTCGTCGGGTTCAGAAGCATGTTGAATGCCCGTGCCGCCAGCCCGCCGCGCGTGTTTTCCTCGCCCCTGACGTTGACGCTCGCCGGAAGCTTCTTTGAAAATCCCGGAGTGGTGGAAAGCACTTTTGCGCCGATGTCGTTGAAAACGTTTCCGCCCGTATAGGTCGAGCGCACCGTGCCGTCTATTATTTTTGCTATGTCTCCCGCGAGGCCGGGAACGAGCTGTGTCGCGCCTCCCTCCATTATCGCGTCTATTATCTGCTGCGTCGGCTTGCCGCTTCCGCGCAGAACGCTTATGATGTTCTGGAAAAGTGACAGATTCAGCGCGGAATCGCCCGCCGTGTATATCGCGTTCATCAGCGCGCTATCCCAGCCCTCCTGCCCCTTTACGGCGTCGGCTATTTCCGCGCCGAATGCAAGCAGGCTTCCCACGGGCTGTGCCCAATCGTAGGACACACTGCCGCCTATGGAAAGCGGGAAGGAATATGTGCCCTGCCCTGTCGCCTTGTCCAGCGCCGCCTTGTCCTTGTCGTCATCCTCGCCGCCGGTTATTACTCCAGCAAACCTCAGGGCAACCCCAAGCGCGAGCATTGCGCTTCCTACACTGGCCTTTGAGATCACGTCTATCCTTGCTGCGGGGCCGTCAGTGCTGACCAGCTTTGCAAAGCCGACCGGGCTGTAATCTCCCATCAGAGACAGGATGTTCGCCGGGGTCGTGGTGAACGGGATGAGCACGTCAATTGCCGCAGACACCGCCGGGGAGCTGTTACGCTTCGCCCTGTTCACGATATCTGCAATTACATTTGCGTTTTTGAACGTCGCCTCCATAGCGTTTGCCGTGGCAAAATCTATGGCTTCCTGCGTAATGCCCACCTCGGTGGTTATGCCCTTCGCTGCGCAATATTGGGATAAGCTGTCTACGAATGCGGACTTTACAAACCGCGCGTCGCCCTTTTCAAGGCAGCTGTACGTTACTTGCCGCAGTGCTTCGCCGAAGCTGTCTATCTCCTTGCCGGTCATTTTGCTCACGGCCTTTTCTATCGCGCCGCCCTTGAAGATAGTCCGCTTTTCCCTCAGCATGGATTTCATATCCCACTTGTTGGACTGCCCGTTTATGTCGGCCTTGTTCGCCTCGTAGTAGTCTCTCGCAAGCTGGCGCTGCTCCTTGCTTGCCCAGCCGCGCGTTCTGTCGGCTTCTTTCATCAGCCCGGTCTTTGTCAGCGCGCTCTGGATGCCAATGCTCAACGTCTCTGCGCCTTTTCTTAGCCCTATCATGGGCACGTTTGACGCAACATTTTTTATCTGCGTTCTCGGGCGCAGCAGCATGTTTATCCGGCGTATTTCTGTCAGCTTTTCAAGCACGGACGACGGCATTTCTTTGCCGAGGCGCGTCGCCACCTTTTCATATATCCGCTCGTATGCGCCGCTTTCCGTGAAGTCTGTGGAAAGTATCTCCTGCGTCTCTGCCTCGGTGAGTTCCGCTCTCCACTTTGACCTCTTATGCTGCTTTTCAAACTCGGCGTTTATCGCGTCGATAGATTTCTGTATGGAAGCAAGCGCAGCGTTCGGGTCTGAATCGCGCAGAATGCGCCCTGCCTGCCCAAGCTGCCCCGCCGCCGTAAGCTCCGTTGCCACGTCGGCGAGAATGCGTCTCGCGCTCTCCACATTGCCGTTTTTTGAAAGTTCGTTCGCCACCATGCGCGCCAGCGGCACCATTTCCGGTGCAAGCTTGCTTCCGCTTTTGGCCGCGCCCAATGCCTGCTCGACCTCTCCGCGCGCTTCGTCAAGCCCTCTTGCGAATATCTCCTCCGCCTTGGCGAGAGTGTCCTTGTTCGCAAGCTGTTTATACGTCTCCGGTGCCGTGTCGAAAGATTCCCGTATTTTCGGCTCCATCGCATTATCCGTGCGCACATTTTTGGAAAATCCGCGTTCCTTCTCTTTGGGGCTGCCCTCGTAGTCCTCCAATACGTACTGACCGCTCCGCGTCCTCCCCTGCGTGCCCCCAGCATTTTCCTGATTTTCGCTCTTGACATTCTGCGCCGTTGTGGGTATACTGGTAGTGGAAACATCTCCGGCAACTCCGCTTGCTTGCGGCGACCCCGGTCTTGATGATGTTTCATATACAGGAGATTGTGCATTTTTCGTTTCGGACGTGACACGCGTGGCTTCGGCATTCGCGGTTTGCAAATCTCCTGCTTTTTTATTGCTTAGATATGCAGAAGTAACAAATACCGTCTTCGCTTTTGTATCCGGAACAGCTTCTATAACGTAGTATGTGCCGTTTATGGCTTTTGAAAACTTTACCGTTTGCGCTTGTCCCGGCTTTCCGTTAGGCTTAATCGTTTGATAAGCTGCCGAGCGCCCGCCGTCTTCAACGTTGTCATAGTTGTCTATAACATATTGGATTCTTGCAATGTCATTTACGTCGCGCATTGAGCTGTTTGCCGCTCCACCTTCGCCATGACGTTTAAGGATGTGTTCTATTATGCGCGGCTCAATTACGGTTTTGTTCCCCGAAACATCAACGCCAGTTAATGCCTTGATGTCAGCCGCAGCCTTGTCGCTCACGGGCTTCAAGGAATACCGGCCGATTTTTGCTCCGGGATTATTCCTCACCGTCTCTATGTAATTGAGAAGGTTCTCGTCAGTCGCCGCCTTATATTCCTCAATGCGCGCCTGCTCTTCCGGCGTGTGCTTTGCCGGGTCGTCGTTGATTGCCGTGCTCTCCGTCTCCTTTGTGGAGGCGGTGTTTTTTTGCGCCTGCGCGGGGGCTTCTGCCTGCGTCTCTACATTATTTAAATTTAAAGCGCTGTTTAACGCGTCAGAACCGGCCTGTTTAACGTTCTCTGCCTCTGCCGGTGCAGGATTATCCCCCTGCGCCTCCGTGCGCGTCTGCGGCGCTTCTGTGCCCTTGCTCAGCCCCGCGGCTTCCGCGAGATAGTCCGCCCCGGCCTTCCCCGCTGCGGCCTGCTCTTTCGCTTCCGGCGTTGCCTTGGCTTCACGGCTTGCGCGCGCGGCGTTCTCTTCCAGTATGGCCGCCGTTCTGGCCTTTACCCACTTGCCCATGTTCTTGGTTTCAAGCTCTTTGGGGAGCGCGGCCTCCCAGCCGTGTTCTTCATAATATTGAATCTGCGCCGCGCTGTGCTCTTCGATTGCCTGCGCCTCTGCCGCTTCCCGCTGCGCCCTTGCGGTTCTCGCGCGTTCCAGTATGCTCGGTCTCGCTTCCCGTGTGTCCGTGTCCTGCGGATTCTGCGGGTGCTGTTCAGTCTCCTGTGCGCTCTGCGTGGCCTCTGCGGTCTCCTGAATAGGCGTTGCGGCCTGCGTCTCTGCCGGTGCTGTCTGCTGTGTGGGCGCTGCGCTTTGCGCTTCTGTGGTAGTCTGCTGTGTGGGCGCGGCCTCTTCCGCGGCGTTCACATCCGCTTTCGCGCCGCCGGTCAGTTCGGCGTTTGCCCTTGCATAGTCGCCTCTTGCCGCGCTCACGCCCTGTCCGGCTGCGCCGAGTGTGAACCCGATGAGCGCAGAATACAAATCGTCTGCCGCGGCTTCCTTGTAGCCCTGCCAGCCGCTGCCGTATTTCTGCTTCAGCGCCTCACCGTTGTCGTAAATAAGCGAAACAAGCGGGTCGAGCTTGGCATCAACAAGCTCTTCCACACCTTCACCCGCGGATTTTGCCAGCACGCGCAGCGCGTTTCTGCCCGCGTCGGTTTTGCCCAGCTTCCCGACGGTCATTTCAATAATGTCGTCAGCCGCGCCCTTGCCATACAGCCCCGCAAGGCCGTCAACAAGCCCGTTTGTTATCACCGTTTTCGCCGCCGCGGCTGCGCCCGCGCCGATTTGCCGGTCTATGTCTGCGCCGGAAGCCTCGGCGGCCTGTGCGGTCTGCCCGAACGAGCGCAGCCCCATCGCGGCGTTAGTAAGAGCCGAGCCCCCAAATCTGCCAAGCGCCGCGTCGTACAGCATGTTCAGCCCCGCGCTTGCCGCGTCCACGCCTACGCGCCCGATTGGACTAAGCCCCTGTTTCGCCTCTTCGAGCTTGGCTCCGCCGGTCTCGGTCAGGCTGTTTGCCATTTCGGAGGTCGCCGCCGTTGCGCGCTGCTGTATGTTTTCATCCAGCACCTTCTTGTATGCGTCGGATTTCTGCTGTAGGTCTTTCAGCGCATTGTATTCCGCCGTCGCGCCCGCCTCGCCGTACAGCTTGCGCATTTCGTCGTAAGCGGTCTGCGCCCGCGCTATTTGCGGCTGAAGCTCGTCGTATGCCTGCTGGTACTGCGCCGTGCGGCCTTTCTGCCCCGCTTCGTAAAGCCCGCGCATCGCGCCCACGTCGGAACCGAGGCGCTCAAGGCTCGTTCCCGCGAACAAATGCTTTATCCTGCCCCACGTGGACGTGTCCGGCAGCTCCACGCCCGCGCTCTCAAGCTGCGCCTTGCTCCGGCCGAATTCTGCCTCCGCCGCTTCCCGCGCCGCCTTTGCGCTCTCATAGCCCTCTCTGTATTGCTCCGCCACAGCGTCTGACGGGGCGGTCTTCATTTTCTCCTTCGCGGCGGATTCGGCCTTTTTCGCCTTGTCGTATTCGTCGCTGGCCGTGCGGTATGCGTCCTGAAGCTTTTTCGGGTCTGCCGCCGCCTCCGCGGCGTTCATCCTCGCCTCAAAGTCCTTCCCAAGCCTGCCGGTCATCGCCTCGCGCCACTGGTCGTAAAGCGCGTTGCCCGTCACGTTCTGCTTCGGGCTCAGGTCTATTCCCGCGCCCTTGGGCTTCTCCTCGCCCCCGGCGCTTACGTTCACGCTCCCGGCAGTCGTGGTGTTCCTGCCGTTTGCATAGCCCGCTGTCTTCGCCTGCACACCCGCAAGCTGTTCCGCTCTCCGCTGTGCATTCCTCTCGCTCACCCTGTCGTTCATCGCGGCGCGCGCATCCTGCACTGTGGAAGAATTGTTCTGCTGGCTCTGCTGTTCACCGCGCATTATCGCGTAGAGTTCGTCGGTTGTGAATACTTTGCCCATTTTTATCTCCCGTTATCCGAAGCTGCCCACATGCCCGCCGTTTTCATGCGCCGTGCTGACTAAGTTCTGTATGTTCTTCCAGTAATCTGAATGGTTGCCGGGGTCCCAGCCTCCGCCGGTAATTCCGAAGTGGTTGTTCCCGCCGCCGCTTGCCGCTGCCGCTACTGCGGAAATTATCCTCTTCCCGTTCTCGTCAAGGCCGTCGTTCATGCTCTTCCCGTTTTTGATGTTTCTGAACTGGTCGTCGGTTATGCGCCCCGTGTTGTGCGCAAGGTCTGGGTTCTGCGACGCCCACAGCAAAAACATGTTGTTCGCTTGGTCTTTGCCGTACAGATTCTCAAAGAAGGTGAAGTCGCCGTAGCTTGCCAGCAGCTTTGCGTTTTCAAGGTCACGGCTGTACCCGTTGTTGTATTCGTCCAGCAGCGCCCCGGCGCGCTGGTAGTCGTTCTCGGCCAAGGCCGCGGCAACGTCGTTCTGATACTGCACCTTGCGGTCTGCCATCTGGCGCTCAACTGCCGCCTGCTGCTCCGCCTCGCTCGTGCGAAGCGCGCCGAAATCTCTCTGATACTCGCCCCCGCGTGCAAGGGATTCCTGCGCCGACACGCCGGTGTTTATGCCGCTCGCCGCCGCCTGATTCCAGAAGTTGTGCCTCTGCCGCTCGTACTGCACGCCAAGGTCGTTCGCTTTCTGCTGATACTCAGGGGCGATTTTCCCCTGCGCCTCCTGATACGCGCTCATGCTCTGCTCATAGGCGTTTTTCAGCTCCGCTTCGCGCGCCGCCCTCTGCGCGTCATACATCTGGTTTACCGCGTCCATGCGCGCCGTGTTGTACGCGCCGTTCACAACGTTGTTGTTATAGCCGCCGTTTCCCGCTGCATCTGCCGCGCCTCCGGCCGCATCCGCCGCCGGGGCCTGCGGGGTCTGCGTGGGCGTTTCCGCCGTCTGCGTGCCCTGTGTGCCCTGCGGGTACTGCGCCGCGCTCTGCATCGCGGGCGTGTTCTGCGTTGTCTGCGTAGGCTGCGCATTCTGCGCCGCTCCGGCGCCCGCCTTTGCCGCGCTGTCGTTGTATGCCCTCAGAAGCTCAGATTCCGTCGCCATGTGATTACCTCCTCAAAAGCGCGGCCCATGTCGCCGCGCCGATTATCCCGTCCGCCGCCAAGCCGTTGAAGCTCTGCCACTCCATCACCCTGTTTTTGAATCGCCTGTCAAAGTCGCCCGTGATAACAACGTCGCCCCCGCGCGCCTTAAGAAGCGCCTGTGCCGCGGCAACGTCGTCTCCGCTCATGCCCTCGCATATCACGCGCGGCGGCCAGTATACCTCCGCACTCTCGGTGCCGTCTGTGCTCTCGGCTCCCTTGTAAAGGGAGCTGTCGCCATAGGCGACTGAGGGATTGTTCCCCCATCCCTCGCGCTTCGCCCGGTTCGCAAGTTGATTTGCGTAGCCAGCCCGCACGGTGATGTTGTTCACGGCCGGCCGCTCGTATACTGTGCATACCTCGCTTGCCGCCGTGTATATGTCCGTCACGCTGCACAGCAGCGCCCACAGTCCGGGGTAGTCGTTTTTAAGCTCACTGATGCAAAATTCCACTTGCATCTCCTCGTTGCCCACGCTTGCCCCGCGTTCCTGCGCAAAATTGAAAAGCGCCTGCTTCCGGCTCCAATATGTCCACTGGCACAGGCCGTAGCCTACCCCGTCATGGATAAACTTCACCGGCCATTCGGCGGCAGCCGCGGTGTACTCTTCGTCTGAAAGCGCCGTCATGCCGCGCTGGGCGATATTGCTTTTCATGCCGCTTTCCGCCTGCATGTTCCCCATCAGGCCGCACGTGCCCTCATGCGTCAGCCCCGCCGCGATAAGCTTCGCGTATATGTCTCTTGCGCTCATGCTTCAACCTCCGTCCAACCGTACACGCCCGGTTCCCATACGTTGCCGTCGATGTCGCTTGTCCATATCTTCCCGTTGTGTCTGACCTTGTCACCCTTGCCGTATGGGTTCGTGCTGTCGGGCTGCTCCCATTCCGGTATCACTGACGGATCCGGTATCAGCACCTTTGTCCACAGCCCGGTGCTGTCTGCCGGGTTCCATCCCGGCTGTGAGGTGTGCCCCGTGATGCAGCGGTACAGCACGCCGTTGTACGTGCGCCTGTCGCCCTCGGCATACAGTATGCCGGCCCCGCTCCACGGGTAGTATATCCCCGGCACTGCCGCCGCCTGCGCATCCGTCAGCATCTCGGCGGCGCCGTCTATATCCATGCGCAGCGCCACTGCGTTCATGTAGTAGCTCATTCGCTCACCCCCCAGCACCGTGAGTGCCGCGCGCATGTCCGCCAGCTGCTCACGCTCATACTCCCGCTGCGCTGCGTCAAGCTGTTCCCACGGCTGCCACGGGGCTATCATCCTTTCCCCACTCACGCCCAGCGTGCACATGTAACCCTCTATTGCCTCAGGCGCGCGCCCGTCGAAGAATTCATCCTCCACGGCTTGCCGCCCGTCGGCGTTCTCTGTGTGGCAATGCCCAAGCTCGTCTATGTAAACGGTCATTCTCTGCCCTCACTTTTTCGCGCGTATGTCGTATACGTCCACCTTGTATTGCGTCGAACCACCCACTGAGGCAAATACATATACGGGCGTGTTTATGTTCGTCACGTCTATCTCCTGCTCCGCCCGGCCTGTCGCTCTGCCGAATTGCAGCGTCGCCTTGGCCTGCGAGCTCACTACGTTCTGCCCCGGCAGAAGCCATATCTGCCCTGCGTTGTTGGTGCCGCTCGTGGAGAGCACATCGCGGTCAATTACAAGCTTGCTGTAGCCTGTCAGGTCTATGCTCTGCGCTGTGCCTATGCCCGTGTTGCCTCCGGATTTGCCGTAAAGCTGTATGCGCCCGTCGGATATCTCCGGCGGTGCCGACAGCATAGAGCTGTAGGTGTACCCTGCATTCGTCCACCCGCCGGTCACGCCGGTACATTCATCGCCGTTATCAAAAAGCCGCAGGTCATACGCCAGCTTCACGTTCACGGCCTCTCCCTCGGCGCTCACAGTCGCGGTCGTGCTCGCCGTCTGCGTGCCGTCGGTACAGCTCACCGTCCAGTCGCCAACCTCCGGCACGGCGAACAGCGCAAGCCCGCTTGTGTTCTTTGCCTTGTAGGTCTTCGTGCCCTTCGTGCAGGTGCACACGCTGCCCGCCGGATAGGTCACGCCTATCACGGAAAACAGCCTCACGCCGCCGCCGCAGCCTACTATGATACCGTCGCTCATATCCGGTTCACCTCCAGCGTGGCCGCGAATCCCTTCTCCGGCTTCTCCTTGGCGTACAGCTTTATTTCCCCCGCTCCTGTTACCTCCAGTCTGTAGCAGCACGTGTACGCCTCTCTCGTGTCGTCCACGTCGTCCACGTCTGCCGGTGGGGAATAGTACATCCTCGGCACGTCGTCCGCCAGCAGTCCTGCCGCTGCCACGGTCTGTGTGTACGGCGCGCTCTCGCCCGTCCACTCCGTGCCCACGCTTATGCTTATCCGCTGCGTTCTCGCAGCGTCCGCCACTTTGTCCGCTGTCACGGCGGCATTTTTTATCTTCGCCGTGCCCACGGCCCCCGCGGCAATGCAGCGCTCAATAACGGCAAGGTCGTCTATCTGCTCGTCACCTACGCACTTGTCGCCAAGCTGCGCCGTTCCGACGGCCTTGTCGTCTATGCAGCGCGCCGTCACGGCCTTGTCCGCTATCTTCGCCGTCTCCACGCACGCCGAGGCTAGCTTCGCCGCCGTCACTGCAAGGTCGGAAAGCTTCTCCGTTCCCACCGCGCCCGCTGCAAGCTTTGCCGCCGTCACGCACGCCGCGGCCAGCTTCGCGGTCGTCACGGCAAGGTCGGAAAGCTTCTCCGTGCTGATGCTCGCATCCGCAACGGCTCCCTGCGTCATGTCGGCCATCTGCTTTTCTATCTTCGCCAGCGCCGCCTGCACCGTGCCTATCCCCGTCAGCCCGTCCACTTTCGTAATGCCGATGTTCTCCGCGCCGATAGCGGATGCCAGCTCTGCAAGCAGCACCTCGTTTATGTACTTTTTTATGATGTTTCCGGCTTTGTCAAACTTCGCCTTGAACTCGTCCGCGGAAAGCCCGCCCACGTCGTTCGGCTCGTTGTCCAGCACGGATATTATGTCAAGGTCGTCTGTAAGCCTCGTCAGTGCCATTCTCGCCCTCCTATTTTGCATACCCCGTGTACCGCACCCGGATATCCGCCGCCAGCACCGTCGCCGCCGACGATGCCGAGCTGCTTTTGAATATAAGCTTATAAAACACGAATTTCTTCGCCTTTATTTTCAGCTTCGTCATGTGCGGCTTGCGGTTCACGTCAAAGCTCCACTTTGCAAAGTTCGCCTTTGAAAACGTCGCCAGCGCCGAATCCACAAGCTTCTCCGTGTACGTGCTCTTTCTGTCCGTCTGCACCGTCACGTATACCTCGCTGCGGCTCTCCGGCTTTATGCCCACCCACAGCGCCGCCGTGTATTTGCGCATGTAGTCCTGCCCGAAGCTCATCGCTCCGCTCTCCCAATACGCGTCTATCTCCTCCCCGTCGTCGGAAAGGTATTCGTATGCCATCCGCAGCAGCCGCCCGTCCGCAGTGCCGATGTACAGATCTCCGTGAAAGCTTATAAGGCTTGCCGCCTCAAAGCCCTCGTAGATGCACCATGCGTCGGCGGCGTAGTTGTGCACGAGCGCCCTTCCGCCGCAGCATATGTAATATTCCTGATTCTCGTTGTCGTCGTAGCACAGGCACTTTTCAAGCTCGAAGCCGCCCAGCGCCGCATATACCCTGTCGGATATGCGCTTTGCCTGCCGCTCATCCGCCGTCAGGTTGCTTGAGTACGAGCTGTTGTTCTTCCACTCGTATATATCCTCGCCAAACAGCGTCCTAGGGCTGTTTGACACAAGCTGTGCCTGTCCGGGGGCTGTGTTGCCTATCGCCCTGTTGACTGGCGTGGAGTAAAATGCCGCCGTCACGCGCCCATCCGAAAGCGTGTACTCGCCGTAGCGTATGGAATACGTTGAATGGCTCTTGAAGCATATAAGCGTCGAGTAGTGCCGGATGAGTGCCGTAATCGGCGTGTTCGCGTCGCCTATCGCCATTTCGTACAGGTCGGGGAAGTAATCCGCCCTCGGCTGCCCGTCGTAGTCGATGCCGGAATACAGCGCCTTGTATGTGCCGTCGCCGTAGATGAACACGCGCGTGTCCTGCGTGGAGTTGTAAAGCTCGCTGAACCGCATCCCCGTCACCTGTGAGCGGAACGGATTCGGCATGGTGTAGCCTATTTCGTAGGAGTTCACGGTTTTCTCCGGAGCTTCCGTGAATGTCACCGTGCCCGCTGTCAGGTCGTAGGTGTAGGCGCTCGCCTCCAGGTTCAAATTGGTCTTGAGGTCTTTCACGTAATCCACGCTGGCAAGCCCCTTTTCCGGCAGGGCGAATGTCGCCGCCTCGCCGTCCGGGGATATCCACAAGCGCCGCTCTCCGCACAGGCGGTTGACCTCCTCCATCGTCTCACCGCCCCCTGCCGGGGGCACGGACACGCGCACAAGCGGCCTGTAGCCGTGCACGTCCTGTAGGGTCGTTCCATCCCACTGCTTGTACTGCGAGCCGTTGAGCATGTACACGATGTTTGAAAAGCCGAACATGTGCACATTTTTGCTCGTGTCTATGTCGCCCAGCGCCTCCCGGATGAACGCTCCGTTCTCCGCATCCCACAGCCGCCACAGTTTCCCGTCGCACGCTGCAAGCAGTTCCTCGCGTCCGGCCACAAAGCCCGTCCACAGCCCGGCCACGCGCAGGGCGTTCCCTGCCGCCTTGGCCTTCACGCGGTAAAACCGCCAGATGTAGCCGTCCTCGCCCTTCGTGCAGTCCGCCAGCTTCCACACGTGGCTTGCGTCGCGCCGCCAGTAAAGCCCCGCGCTCGCCGCCGCGTTGGTGCAGTCCACGTTCACGCCCTCCCCGCTCAGGCTCACAAGGCCGTCAACCACGTCCGCCTCCGGGTACATTTTCAGCTTCATGTGTTCGCTTGCCGCGTCGAACACCGTCTCCGCCGCCGTGCTCACGTCAAGGCTGTATTCCTTCGCCAGCCCCTTTATGGTCAGCGTGCCGGGGCGGCGCTGCAAGTTCCCGTCGCGCGTCACGCGCCAGTTTTTCATTGCCGCCGCCTCGCCCAGCTTCAACTTCGTATCGCCGTCCGGGTTCTCGTTCAGCCCGTAAAACTGTTTCAGCTGAAATATCTTCTCGCTTGTCGCCGCTCCTATGCTCGCCATGGTTCACCACCTTGAAAATTCGTTGTACGGGAAGCCCCCGTAAACGTCGCCTATGTCCTCGCTCTCCGCCGGAAGCCCGCGCGCCAGAAGGGATTTCAGCTCGTCGTACCGCTGCTGAAAATAATTTGCGCTCGTCGGGTCTTCCTGCATCAGCAGGTGTGCCGCCAGCCCATACGGCAGCACGGATTGGCATATATAGTCGTCAAGGCCTATCGCGCTCGTGAAGTCGTCTATCGCCGGGCATATCGGGCGCTTGCCCGCCGCCCCCGCCGTGAACGTGTCTGAGTACGGGAACAGCTCCCCGCGTAAGATGTTCAGGATTTTCAGCGTCCTGTTTTTGTATTCCTTTGTGTCGCTCGTGTCCGCCTTGCCCGTGGCCTCGTTCAGCTCGTCCATCAGCGTCATTGCGGTCTCGAATACATACTGTGCGTTCGTCATAAAAAGCGCTCCTTTGCGAAAACAGAGCCGGAAAGCCCGGCTCTGTTCGGTTGCGTGCCTGTGCTTATGCCACGATGTATTCCGCTATGGCCGAATCCACCATGCCGCTCTTGGACGCAAACATGCGTATGCGGTCGCCGGATGCCACGGAAAACTTCGCGGTGTAGGTCACGGCAGTCTTGGAAGTCTTCGGGTTGCTGCCGTCGGTGGTGTACTTGATGGTGCCGCTGTCGCCGGATGCAAGCGTCAGCTCGTTGGATGCCAGCGTTGCGGTGGGCGCGGCGCACACGCCGTTCTTGGCATATACGTATATGCCGTTCGCTTTCTGCGCCAGCACAAACGCGTCGTAGCGCACAAGCCCCTCTATGAGATAACCGGCCACGCCGGGCGGGTTGTGGTGGGCCAGAAGCTGCTTGAGCTTCATCGGGTCGGCGGAAGCGTTCTTCCACTTGATCATGAACTCAACGCCCGCGGGCATGTAGCTGTCGGGCACGGCAACGATAGGCATACCTACAAGGCGCGCTATCTGCCCGTTTATGATGGCTTTTGTAGTGAAGCTCTCGTTGTTCTTGAGTTCATCCGCAAGCCTCGTCTGCACCGCCAGCGTCTCAGTCGTGAAGAGCACGCGGTTGTCGTTGGGCACAAGCTCGTTGTTCAGCGCGGCGTTTGCCTCAAGCATCGCCTGAATGACCGTGCCCTTGGTCAGCGCCGTCGAATTGACCTTGCCCAGCCCTGCGCCGTTTGCCCAGCGGGAAAGGCGGTATTTGTCTATCTCCGGCACATACTTGTTATCCCATGCGGATTTGAGATAGGCGTTCACCTTGCGCACATTCTTCGTGTCCTGAATGTTGTTGATGTCCATCGTCTTGGTGATGGAGCGCTTGCGCGTCAGCGCATAGGTGTTCAGCTCGTCCTCGACCTCCGTCGGCGTGCCGTAGCGGCTCGTGCCGGTCGGGCTGTAGTCGTTTATCTCCGGATCCTCAAGCGTCCACACGCTTATTGCATTGCTGCCCGTCCAGTCGTAATTGTGGCCGCACCACTGGTCGGTCAGCGATTTCTTCTTGAATCTCTCGTCAAGTCTGGTGGAATATTCGGTTGCGAGATTTATCGCCATTTGAAATTAACCTCCGTCATTAATCGTCATAGGCATCCCAAACCTCCTGCATCGTCGTCTTTGCGGTGCGGTTCCCGGCGCTTTTTACGCTCCCGGCGGAACGCCCTCTGTTGTTCTCGTTCTGCTCCATCTGCGCCAGCTTCAGGCGCAGTGCAGCATTTTCCTGTATCGTGTAAAGGCTCACAAGGTCGCCCTTCCCGGCGCGGTATTCATCCCATACCTTTTGGGGAATATCCGTTGCCTTCACCTCCGGAAAGGTCTGTGCAAAGCGGCGTATGTCCTCCGTCACGTCCGGCCGTGCGGGCGCGCTCGCTGCGGGCTTGGCGGTGGGCTGATCTTCCTGCACCTCTCCGTCTCTGTCTCGCGCGGCCTTTTCGCGCCGTATCTGCTCTCTTGCGCCGGTCTCGGTTATCGTGCGCCCCTCTGCTGCTTCCCGGTCGATAAGGCGGCGCGCCCTGAGCGTCTCTATAAGCTCGCCGACGCTGATTTTGCTGTCCGCAGCTATCTCGCCCAAAAGGCCCATCGCGTCGCGCATTGTGGGCATTTCTGCCCTCATGCTGTCGCGCTCCGCTCTTATCCGGTCATAATCAAGCCCCTTCTGCGCAAGGGTCGTGACCTCATCCCGGCTGAAATCTCTGGTCTCGCCAAGGTGCTTAAGGGTGAAGCGCTCGTCAGCGCCCGCGTCCTCCGCCCCCTTGGCCTCCGCCGCGTCGGTTCCCGGCTGTGCCGCGTCCTCCGCTGCGCTCTTGTCCTCCGGCGCGCCGGTCTCTGCGGGCTGGTCTGCCCCGCCGTCCTCGCCGCCGTCGTCCTCCCCGGCCGGGATGTCCTCATCCACAAGGCCGCTGAGGTCTATGCTATCCCAATCATCGCCGTCCTCGCCGGGCATGGTGGCCTCTTCGTTGACTGCGTTCATGTTCTCTGTGTCCATGCTTTTCCTTTCCCCGCTATGGTTGGCGGTACAAATGCTTCAGTTCACTCGCCCCGTATGGGGCACTCCCCTATTCGGCGCTGTCCTCGCCGGTGTTGTCTGTTTTCCCTGTGCCCATTGCGGCCTTTCCGTCGGCGTCAAGCTTGTCTCTGTACTGTTTAAGCCCGCGTTTGAGCCATTCCGGTATGGGCGCGCCCAGCTTTTCCGCGTTCTCCGCTATTGAGCCGAGCTCCGTCACCGTGTACCACAGCAGCACAAGCGGCGTCACAACAAGCCCTATCTGAATCCCCGCGTCCAGCCCGACGATCTGCTGCGCCGCGTGCAGCCCCAAATCACAAAATGCCGCGCACGCCACGCCTACTATTTCGCCCAGCTTATGCCACAGGCCGCTTCTCGCTTTCTCGCTCGACCATTCCCCGGCGCTCTTCGCCGCCCACGTGCCCGTTGCATAATCCAGCAGCACGCACGCCAGCCACACAATTATTGCCCAGCCGACCCAGCCCCAAAGCGTGGTCAGAAACGCAATAAACGCCACTACTGCGGCCTTTATTTCGACCGCCTTGTCAGGTGCATTCATTTTCTTTGTCCTCCCGTTAAACTAGTCCTTCCGTCGTTCCCTGCTCCAATACCTTCCGCTGTAAAGCGCCGAAGCCGCCGCCCGTTGGTATGTCGGGCTTTGCGCCTGTGTCAAGTATGGGCTGCTGCCCGCCTCCGGCTGGTGTTGCCGTCGGCGCAGCCTGCGCCATCTGCTGGTTTCTCGCCTTTATCTCGGTCAAGAGCTTTCTCCGCCCGGGGATGTACCCGTCGGGGATGCGCTCAAGGTATTGTTCAATGGTGATGTGCCCATTCTGCAAAAGCTGGTCGAGCGTCTGCATGGAGGCTATTTCCGAATAATAGGAGCTTGCGCCCACGTCCAGCTTCAAAAGCATCGGGTGTTTTTTAAGCGTGCCGAAGTCGAAGCTCTGCGGTATCTCGTCCGGGGCCGCCATTCTGACAAACTCCGCCGCCTGGCGTACCTTGTCCGGCGTCGGCATGTCCACTACCCGCGTTCCGTAGTAGTTGGCCATGAAGTCCAGATATATCCTGAACAGATCCTCCACGCAGTCATAAAGATTCTGCTTCGTCAGCTCCGTCGGCGTTGACGCCGCCCTCTGCAAGGCGATTATCGCGCTGGTGTTGTCCGGCCTCGTGTCGCCCAGGGCGACGCTCGTTGCGCCCAATGTTTCCTCTGTCTGCGTTATCGCCAGCTCTATGAACTGGCTTATCTGCGGGGATATGGTCGCCGGGTCTATCACCTTTATCGCGTTGTTCACGTCGCCGCCGTTTATGCCTATGGCCGCGCCGACACGGTTGTCAAGCCTTGCTATCTTCGTCTTGTCGAATATGTACTTCGGGTATGCCGTTTTCATAAACGACAGCATTGACAGCGCCCATATGCGGTTCACGAATATCTGGTTCGGCACAAGGCCGGTAAGCATGGCCTGCCCGTGGTAGCTGTCCGCCACGTAATCCCAATTGAGCCATACGATGGGGTAAAGCCGCAGGCGCATATCCCACGCCTTTTTCACGATGCACTCCTTCGTGCTCTCTATCGCCCGTATCTCCCCGCTGTCCTCATCGCGCCACATCAGCAGGAACACGGAGGTCGTGTCGCAGTCCTGCTTTTTGGCCGTGTCCACCTCGTATGCCTCGCTGTCGCTGTCTATGGCCTGCCAGTTTTCCGCGCCGTTTTCCTTGGCGCGGCGCTTGACCTCGCGCGTTATCTCGCGCTTTTCTATCATGATCCACGGCTGCGCCTGCACGCTGCGGTCATTGGGATTGCCGAAAAACACCCTTGTGTTCTCCACAAGCTCCGTGCGGATAGCGCCCTTGGCGTTCGGCTGCCCGGTCTCCGCGTCCTCATCCCAATAGGAGTAAAGGCACCCGTCGCTTCGCACCGCCGCGTCTCTGGCGAACATCCTTATCCGGTTCGGAACCCTGTTCTGCTCTGTCAGCGCTTCAAATTCCTCGTTCACTATGCGCGCCGGTTCCACAAGCGCCCCGGTGTCCACGGTGTTTGAAAGGGCTGACGCCGTCACGCGTATGTTGTCCGTGGTTATCGTCGCCACAACAAAGCCGACCACGCGCTTGAGGAAGTTGAACTGCGGCGTCGGCAGCCCGTTCGCCTCTATCCCTTCCCACTGCTTGCCAATGTAGAAGTTTTCGTTCACGCGCACCGTGTCGTACAGGTTTATCGCCCGCTTAAAGCCGTCGCCCTTGCAGTAGCAGGCGTACACCTCCGCCGCCGTCGGGTCTTTGCCCTTGAAAAGCGTCAGGCGGTCATTCATCGTATATCACCGCCAAAATCAAGCGCTTTCTGATAGTCGTAGCCGAGAATGGCCTCATAGCCCTTGCGGAAGCGCTCCTCCTCGTTGTCCTCTTCGTCCTCCGGCGCGTGGGCTGTCAGCGCGTCCATCCGCACCTCAAGCGCTTTCATGCGCGTCTCAAGGGCTTCCATGCTCTTCCACATGACTTCCATCGCCGCTTTCAGCGCCTCGTATTCTTTGAATCTCATCTGTTACCTCACTTAAAAGCTTCGGCCCCGCCGACGCCTACCACCCTTATTTCCACGCTCGTGTTCTGGCTGTCCTGCGCCGGGCGGTCTATGTACCCCCCGTTGCACGGCTGCTTGAGCGCGTTCATGCATCCCTGCGCCGCCTTGTTGTCTGAGGTCATTTTCCGCACGAGCCAGCTTTCCCGGCAGTCCTTCGCAAAGTCCAGCACCTCCTGAAACTCCGCCGCCCGCCTTATCTCTTCGGGCGTGGCCTCCTTGTCCGCCTTGCAGCGTCTCGCCAGCGTCGCCGGGCTTATGCCGAGCGCCAGCCTCATCCCGGCAAGGTCTGGGAACTGCCCCCGCTCTCCGCAGTCGGCAACGTAGCGTTCGACAGCCGCCCGCAGATCAGCCGGGTTTTCGTATTTCGGTTTCGGCCCTCTCGCGCCCATAAACTCACCTCACATCAAATATCCTTCGCATATCTCGCCGCCGCACATGCTCGCGTCGTAGTCCTCAAGCTCCCCGTCGTCGTCCTCGTCTTCCTCCGGCTTCGGCGCTTCCGTCCGCATCACGCGGCTCACGCAGAAGTAGCGGCAGGCGTCCACACGGTGGGTTATCTCGTGCGGCTGCGTCGCGCAGTCGTTCGGATTCTTCTCATCCGCCTGTATGTCCTCAATGTTCGTTACCACGTCCTCAAGCGTGTGGTCGTCGAAGAACATCAGCCCCGGAAGCTTTTCCGGCGTCTCCCCCGCCGGGAACAGCCCCCGCACGAACGGGTCTTTCAGCGGGATGGGGGCCATCATGTCTTTCATCATCATGTGCCCCTGCACGCGGTTGTTGTCGCTCTTCACTATAGGCAGCCCGTTCACCATGAACGTCTCTGCCATCGTGCGCCCCGTGTCCTTCTGGCGTGACCACATGTCCGGCGGCGCGTATGTCACAGTTATCGTCTCCCCCGGCAGCGTGTGACGCTTGGCCTCCGCCGCGGCCTCCTGCACTATCAGGTCTTTTTTGCTGAACGCCCTGTATGCCCAGCACCGCCCGTCCTCATCCACGGCCCACCAGATGCACGCGAACATGTCAAGGCCGTAGTCGAAGCTGCGATATCTCAGCCAGTGCGCCGGTATCTTGAAGGGCTTCATTGTGTGCGTTTCCGGCCTGAATTCCTTGAAGTAGTTCCCGCCGACGGCGTTCCAGTCGCCGTAGCGGTACGCCCTCCTCACGTCCTCCGGCAGCGCCGACAGCGTTTGCAGGTACGCCGGTGACGATTGCAGCAAATGGTAGTTGTCCTCGACCGTTGCGAATATCATCGTGTAATCCTCTGGGTTCTCGTTCTCCTCGGGATTTTCGCAATTGGTCTTGTAGTCGCGGTCTATGAACAGCCGCTTCACCCATCTGTGGCCGACGCCTCCGGGGTTGCACGTCAGGTACATCCGCTTCGGTATCTCGTTCACGCCTCGCAGACAGCCGCCCAGCAGGCGGAACGCCTCTTCCGAAAACTGCGTCGCCTCGTCAATGAATATCCAGTCGTATTCCTGCCCGTTGTATTCGCGCTCTGAATCCTCGCCGTTCCAGTGGCCGAAGCGTATGACCGAGCCGTTTGTGAAGGTCATCGTGTGCGTCGTGCCGTTGTAACTTGCAAGCTCCGGCGGAACCATCCTCTTTATCGGCTCTATGTGGTTCGATTCGACCGCCGGGTACGTCTGGCGCATGATAAGTATCTTTATCCCCGGATTGAACAGCGCCCCGCCCACGGCCTTTATCCTTACCGCGTGCGTTTTCCCGCCGCCCTTTGCCCCGCCGTATGCGGTGTAAAGCGTCCTGCTCTGATAAAACAAAAGCTGCTTGGGGTTGGCCTCGCCCGGATCCCATGTAACGTTTTTCCGCCCCTCTGCCCTTACCTTTGCCATGTAAAAACTCCTAAAACGCGAAAAAGAGCCATAGCCCGGAAAATCACTCTCTGGGTTATGGCTCTATAGGCCTAATTCGGCGCGCGGGCTCAACCGGCCTCACAAGGCGCGCTCATATTCGTTTTGGTTGCAGAAGCCGGATTTGAACCGACATTTCCGAGGCATGAACCCGGCGAGCTGGCCGTTACTCCATTCTGCAATATTCGGAACGTGGCCGCCGGTGAGCAGTGGCGGCGCGGATTTGTTCTGTTCCCGCAAACAGCTTTTTCGGTGGGGCCAGTTTGTATGCCGCCCTCCCCTCGCCGGGCGGCGCTCTCTGTCACGTTTTTCACCCAACCGGAATTGCACCGGGGCGGAGCGGCTTTGCCAGTCCTCCGAGCCGTGGTCTTTTACGGGCGTGGCTTATGTACTCTAGAAAGGAGCTGCACTCACTGTGCAGTGGCGGAGAACGCAGCGCTCGAAGCTGACGCCCCTTGCAGGCGCGGCATGTTTAGCAGACAGCCCCCGGAACCCTCCGGGTTCATTCTCCGTATGTGTTTTTCTCACTCGTATTTTGCGCTCAGTGCTTTCGCCAGCGGGCACGTCTCCCACTTGCCGCAGCATAAGCGCCTCTTGCACGCCTCCGCCGCGGCCACGCTGCCGAACGCGTTCTTCACTGTGCTCTCTTCGACAATGCCCTCGCAGTATATGGCGTTCTTGTCCTCGCCCTTATAGAACGGGCACGCCGCCTCATAGCTCACGTAATGTCTCCCCATTCGCTCAGCCTCCCGCAGCTTCGCCCGCCGCCGGTATCTCCAGCATGACCGGCATATGACAATACTTGCTCCCGCACCACACTTCTATTCCGTGCACATATGCTCCATAGTACGCGTCTCCCAAACGCGCACCGCAGTTGGGGCAGCGCAATCGTCCATCTTTTACCAAAGCCGTCGCCGGGGCTTTATTATTTTTCCTGCTCATGTTTTTCAAACTGCGCCCCCTCTTTTTCCGCCGCCCTTGCTTCTCCCGTCAACGTCTGCATATCCTCATCTGGGTCAACTAGCATCCGTTCTGAATACGCTGTGTATACAAGCTGTATCCAAGCTGGACGCATTTTGTATACACGATGTATCCAGCCTATGCGCATTCATGGCGCATTCAAGATACACGCTGCACACAAACCGTGCCTAACTTATTGCTTCCCGTTTTCCTGAAAGGGTTTTGAATGCGTGTGAAATGTATATTATATATATTATTAACCTCTCCCCTGTTTTTCCGGGTGGGTCGGGGAAAGAATCCCGGAACCCGGCACGCCTCACCGCCGCAGCAGCACGCCCCGCGCGCCCCAGGGGATTATTGCCCGCGCCCCGCCAGCCTCCGCATAATTGCATTGGATAATGTATATGCTACAAACATTTGGATAATATCATACATATCCTGCGTGTATGTCTAATCATTTGCTTGCGTAATGTCTAATATCAACTTCGCATAATAGTTATTATGCGAAGTTTGTAGCTAAACTGTTGCATATATCACAGTTTTACTCTTTCTGCAGCTGATAATATACCAGAAAAAGCCGGAAAGTCAATAGCCATCTTTTGGCCCCTTGACACCCTGCCGCCTCCCGCGCGCGCAACCTCTCCGCATAGTATATATATTTTGCTCCCTTGCGCCTATTGCCGTTGCGCCCCTCGCCTATCTGCTATCACAATACAACATAGAGAGTATAACAGCCGGATAAACACCAGATACATAGATACAGGATATATTAATATATTTACACGTATTCATAATCTACACCAATAGTATAGATATATATATCCAGTTATAATTAAATAATATTATTATATATAATATATACTATATAAGGGCAAAGAATTAAGTGTATAATTACATCTCAAATTATAATTATACCTCCCCTCCCTTACCAATAACGGGCAACAAAAAAGACAGGAGCTATAAACTCCTGTCTTTTGCCATGTTTTCGCCCAAGTTTCGTCTAGTTTCCGGCCTCAGTCCTCAAGCGATTTTTGCAGATTGTCAAGTATCTTGCTCATCTTCTCCGCGCGCTTCTTTTCGTCCGGCTCGTTCGCCGCATCCCTGAGCGCATCGAGCACAAAGCGCAAAAATGCTTTGAATTGGCTATCAGTCTGCCCCATCACGTCACCCCCTTTTGATATATTCCCGGCAGCAGCTCAACACCCACGCTTGGACGCTTTGCCCTGCCTCCGCCGCGGCGCGCCTGATCTGCTGCCCCTCTTCTTTGTCTGGGCGAATCATGATATTGTCGCGGCTGTCGTTCCATTTTTTGCTTGCTCTTTTGTGAGCCTCTGTAACTGCCATTACATCACCTCTATCATAGTATAGCACAGTGCGCGCTAACCGTAAACGTATAATTTTCACAAAAATAACCGTTAACGTTTGTGCACTCTGCCCACTTGACAAACTAACCGTTAACGGTTATCATGTAGCCACGGTAAGCAAAACCGAACGGCTCACAGAAAAGGAGAACAACATGAAACAATACTTTACCGACATCACCACGCTCGACGCCCTCAAAGCTGAATATCGCCGCTTAGTACTCAAGCATCACCCCGACTGCGGCGGAGATACTGAGACAATGAAGCAAATAAACCTTGAATATGAGCAGATGCACGAGCAGCTCAAACACGCATGGAACACCACCCACGACGCAGAACACCAGTGCACAGAAGCCCCGGAAGAGTTCCGCGACATCATCGAAGCGCTGTTGAAGATGGACGGCGTAGAGGTCGAGCTTTGCGGCTGCTGGCTCTGGCTCTCCGGCAATACATACGCATATAAAGACCAGCTCAAAGCCCTTGGTTGCAGCTGGGCAAGCAAGAAAAAGATGTGGAGCTGGCACCACAAAGAGGACGGCAGCCGCTTCTATCGCGGCAAGCGTTCTATGAACGAGATCCGCAGCAAGTACGGATCTCAGCTCTTCACCGCCGACGGCGAGAGCAGCGGCTATGCAAGATTAGGGGCGACGGCATAAGCCGCGCCCCACCGAATGAAAGGAGATTTGAAAAATGACGAGAGAAATGCAAGCGCTTGTAAAGAGAGCAAAAGAACAGGCCGCCGTTTTGGTGCGGTATGCGAACCCACGCAGTAAGAGCAAACCCACGCTTGAACAGATAGAAAACATTCTTTCCCGGCACATCCCGTATTGCAATGGCGTTGTTCCCGCTATTGTTTCCTGCGAAGTTTCCGAGTTCCACCGCAACAGCATTATCAGAAGTGCGTATTTTATCATTACAGTTGAGAACGGGAAGAAATACAAAATTTCGGCGTATGAGCATTTAACAGGGAGAACGCCGGAGCAAAGAGAAGCCGATAAAACAGCCGATTTCCCCAGCGGTTTGTTCACCATTTTTCACGACGAAATCTAAAACATACACCCGCCCCGGAGGTCACGAGGGCAGAAAGGAAAATATCATGTGGAACGCTTTTGCTACATACGCAGACGGAACGACAATCGAAGTAAATTTCCCGTATAACGAGGGCGGGAATTATTATGCAGAGTGTGAACGGCAGTACGAGCTTGAAGCGTGGCTGCTTGGCCAGCACGCAGATTGCACTTGCTACAGTGTGTGCTACGTAGAGGATTAACCAAACCAAGCCGCCGGGCGGCGGCCAAACCGCCCAGAAAAGAAAACAGAAATGAAAATTTACTCTTTTAAGTTCTGTCGCACAACCGGAGTTTTCAGCGCCAAATGCGAAGACGAAAACAGCGAGCCGTTTACTTCTTTGGTTTGCTCAAACGGAGCTAATGATTACGTTCGATCCGGACGCGGCCGCAGAATACATATATATGTTTTTAGCCCGGAACAGCGCGCCGCATTTACAGACTTTATCGCCAGTGAAAGGCTTTCGCGCAGATTCAAGGAGGGCATACTATGAGCTACATAGACGAACTTTTTACCCGCTACGGCAGCCCGAGCAAAGAGGCGGAAATTAAAATCTGGGGCTACCTCAAGCGCCCGGATGCTTGCAGTAGCTTTGACGACATCCGCCACAATGACGACAAGGCCGCCCGGCTGATTGCAGACTGTAAACGCCTGATAACGCAGCTCACGGAATACCGGCAGGATCTCGCCGCCAGATATGCCGCGCTCGCTACTATGCCCAGCAAGGACAGCGTAATGCTCCAGCGTTATAACGGCTATAATGGCATAACCTACTACATCCGCTATTTTACCGAGTATGAGGACGGTACAAAGGTCGAGACCGCAACAGAGACTTACCCCGGCAAGGAGCGGCACGCAGCGCTAAAGCGCTTCGCCCAGCTCAAGAAAGAGCGTCCCGGCCTTGAGTACGTCATGGACATTGAGAAAAAATCGTGGGAACGCTAGAGAACGCCCGGAGCAATCCGGGTGTTCCTTTTTGGACACTTGACGCTTCTTGAATCGGCGAATACCCTATAACCGGCAATTCGGAGCGCTACGAGTTGACTACTTACAGGAGGTTAATGCAATGGCTGATTATGTAGCAAAGCAGGGCACTACCGCCCTCGGTATCATCGGCACGGCGCTTGGCGGCATCGCAACCGTCGGCCCCGCGCTCGTTGACGCTCTCGGCGGTGTGAATGCGCGTAATGCACAGACGGATGTTGCAGGCATGGCGGCCGGTGCAGCTCTCGCGGCGGCACTCGGCGCGGGCAATCGCAGCAGCGACAGCAAAGACCGCCCGGTCTCCCGGTATGAGCTTTCGCTCGTGCAGGAAAACGCCTTTCTCAAGGCACAGGCGGATGTTGATAAAAAGCTTGTGGACGTCTACAACAGCGTCAACAATCAGGTCAACGGTCTGAAAGACCGCTTCAACGACTTTGAGAAGCAGCAGCTTGTCTATAACGGCGTGAATAACGCCGCTGTCGGCGTGCTCCAGTCGCAGGTTGCGGCGCTCATGGGTCTGACTAAGACGGTCATTCCCAACGGAAATGTTTGCCCCGGTTGGGGCGACGTCAAGGTTGAGATCGTCACGCCTACCGCCGCGACCACCGCGGCTTAACCCGGCAAAAAGGGGCGGCAATAGCCGCCCCGATCTAAAACAGGAGGTATAACGCCCATGGTCAGCATTGACCGCGTACAGCGCGGCGTATCGCGCTATCTTGATACTGAGCTTGTCGGCAAGATGGACGGGCTTAATAAATGGCTCTTCGCCGCGGCCGCGTCTGCGTATATCGGCAGTGCCCCGGCGCTGCTTGATAAACTCCGCAGCAACAAGCTCCTCGCCCCGCTCAACCTCGTAAACGAGGCCGGAGAAGTGGACGTTGAGAAGATATACGCTCACTTGAAACCGGCGGCGGCAAAATGCCCCGCGCCTATTACATTGCCCGTCGGCACTATCACTCTGACGGAGGCCGACGTTGACGCGATATATAATTACATCATGCAGAGTTGAAGGAGGACAGCGCATGAAGGAAATCAAAATGCTTGCCGGGCACATCCGGGAAGAAATGAACGACGCCGAGACCTACGCAAAGCTCGCGCTCAAATACCGCGACGATGATCGCAACCTGTCACAGACTTTTGAAAAGCTCGCCGAACAGGAGCTTGATCATGCGGATATGCTGCACGCTCAGGCGTCGCGGCTCATCAAGGAGCGCAAGGAAAACGGCGAGACGCCGCCCGTCGCCATGTCCGCCGTGTGGAGCTGGGAGCACGAAAACATGATGGACTGCGTCGCCCGCGTCAAGGTCTTGCTCGCGGAACTGCGTTAATGCAGTTGTAAGAAATTTTGTAAGAATTTTCAGTGTTCCATCCGCAAGATGTAGTGTTTATGCGCATCTTGCGGATATTTTTCCCGGACTTTGACTCCGATATAGTGGGTTCGAGTCCCGCCATCCCAGCCATCTGCCCCAGTAGCTCAGTAGGTAGAGCACCTGCCTTTTAAGCAGGGTGTCCGGGGTTCAAATCCCCGCTGGAGCACCACTGAAAAGTTCGCAAGATTGCGGGCTTTTCTCTTTTTTGTGCATTTTTTAAGGTCTTTCGCGCATACCCGTCATTTCGCATTTCCCGCGCTTTTATGCCTGTGGTGGGGGCATTTTGGCTCGCCTCCGCTTTGCTGCTACGCCGATAATTGACGGCATTTGCCGATATAAATGTAAGAATTTTTGTAAGAATTCTTACACCTGTTTTGCAGCCCGGACTATCTTCGCCGCCCTCTCCGCCGTCTCTTCTCCGGGGTGTGAATAGACGGTCAGCGTCATTGATATATCCTCGTGCCCCATGAGGTATCTTATATCCTCTATCGGCACACCTTTTTTGCCGAGGTCGGTGCAGTATGTGTGCCGCAGGCAGTACATCACGAGGCCGTCCGCCAGCTTGTGCCCGTTGCGCGGCTTCGTTTTGTCGTGCGGGTCTGGGTATATAGGGCTTCCGTCCGCTCTAATGTCTTTGGGGTCGTAGATGTGCCCGTGCGCCGTCGTCTCTGCGCCCATAGCCAGATCCATTTGCCGCGTGAAATACCTCCAGTTGTTTTGTATCGTTCCGGCAGTCATCATAGTTTTCCCGTCAGTCTGCGGGAAAACAAAATCCTCCGCGTCCTTGCCCTGTACGGCGGCTTGCAGCTCGTCCTTTATCTCGTCGGCGATAAAGACGTACCTGACGCCCGCGGCGGACTTCGGCGCGCCCACGACGCCCGAGCCGGATTCCACGGCCTCTTCTACGGAGATCAGCCCCCGGTCGAAATCCAGATGCTTCACCCTGAGCGCCGCCGTTTCCCCCGGCCGCAGCCCCTCGTACAGCATAAACCGCACCCACAGCCCGCAGCGATGCGTCTTTGCCACGTCAAGCAGCACCGCCCGTTCCTCTTCCGTCAGGCTTCGCCGTCCGCCTTGCTTGACAGCCGGGAGCGTGAGCGCAAGCGCCGGGTCGTATACGATAAGCCGCGACACATGGGCTTGCTTGAACATCGCCCGCATTATCATGCGCACCTTTGACGCGTGGGAAAACGACGTCTCGGCCTGCCGGTTCAATATCCGCTGCAAATCGACGTCGCGCACGTCTGCAAGCTTCATCTTCCCTATGGCAGGGAGGATATACCCGCGCAGCTTCTCGCCGTACATCGCAAAAGATTTCTGCGTCATCGTGCCCTTGAGCTTCGGCGCGCCGGGCTTCCTTACCTTCGGCTTGAGGTAGGTGTCAAGCCATGTTTCCGCCCATGCTTCGACCGTCAGCGCTTTCGGCTTGACTTCGCCCCGGCGGAGCATTTCTTTCTTCTCCGCCATCTTTTCATAGCATTCCTTTTCCGTTCGCCCCTTGACATTGTAGACCTTGCCATCGACGCGAAAGCTCTTCGATATGTATTCCGCCATATCCCCTCCTGATATTTTCGCCGCTCAGACGTGTTTAACGCGCTCTGAGCGGCTTTTTCTCGTTTATAGTATAAATTCACGTGCCGTGCCTATCGCGCGGCACATCGCCACGTAGGCGGTTCTAGTCTTTTCGCATGTCGCTTGCTGCTGTATCTCATAACGGAACCAGCCAAATTGCGGATTCAGCAAATCAAACAGCAACATAGCAATTATAAGCGCCACGGAGACGACAAACAGCGTCCAGCCCTGCGCGCCCCGCTTGCGCTCATGCCGTAGATCGGCGCGAAGCTGTATGACAAGCCCATCGTTTGATGGGCTTGTCTGCACCGACGTCGGTGCAGCGCCGATTATTTCGTCGGCCGAGCCTCCGCACGCGGTTATTATCTCGCACAGCGGCGTAAATGATGGATTCTTTCCATCGCTGAGTATCTGCCGAATTTTCTTCTCTGATTCGCCGGAGCGCCGCGCGATTTCCGCAACATCCAGCCCGCTTTCCTCCACCAAGTCCCTGACCTTGCCCATGATCTCCCCATTGTCGAGCACCTTTGTCCTCCCTTTCCAAATTTGTTATTTTCCGTCCAAAAGCGGGAACAAATCCGTTCCCGTAAAATCCAAATTTGTTTGTTGACCTCTGAACGTTTCCATGATATGGTGGTTTCACCAAATCCCGACAATACGACAGAAAAGGAGACATCATGAAAGAACGCCCTGCCATCCGTAGCCCCCGGAACACAATACCGCAAAGGCCGCGCAAACTGATTATTATAGCCGAGGTCGATGATTCGACTCTCGGGCAGATCGTGGACATACTCCGGCAGCAGGAAGCGCCGCCGGAACGTCTGAAACAATAAAGTGTTGCATGTGCAACGCTCATGTGATATGCTGACGAAAGGATATCAAATGACGATAGACGAAATAAAATGCATGACACGCGCCCAGCTGGAAGAATACATACTGACGTCTCTTGCAGACATGCCCCTTGAGAAAGCAGTCAAACTTATCGCCTCAACCGAACCGCCCGAAGAGAAAGGAGAATAACAATGTGGTTTTCCCGTGAAAAATTCCCTGATGTGGAAACGCCCCCGGATGGTTACGCCCGCGGCTATGCCGCCGGTGAAAAAAGCTGTGCGCAGGCCGTGATTTTTGCCCACTCGTATATAGACCTGCTCGAACGTCAGGTAAAAGCCCTAAAGGAAGAGCTGGACGCACGCGACCATAAGTGTGAGCACTGCGACCGCAAGTGTGATAATTGCAACAATTGATTCGCGCTTTTTCGCTTCACAGCTGGCGATGTAGTCTTTCCCGTTCCCGGTGAGTATGTATACAGGGTCGTCCAAATCTCCGCCCTTCTCATAATACATATCCTCTCCGTAGTAATGCAGCAGTGAAAGCTTCGGGCATTCCGGCCACATCTTGCGTACTTCGCTGTCGTGTGCCTGCCCGTCGCCTCTTCGCCCGGCGATGACCGCAACGGTCTTCAAAAACTTATACTGTTTGTTCATCGTTCCCCTTGCTCCTGCGCAATGATTATTGCCAGCTTCACAAGCTGCTCCCTGTCCATCGACTTCACAGCTTTCACAACATCCTCAAAGCTCACCGCCCCGGCGGTGGGCTTTTCTTTCACGTCGGTGTACCCTTGGAGGTAATCGACCGTGGTGCTTAACTCATCTGCCCAAATTGCGACATATTCCGCTGGGATGTCTATATTTTTGTTCCTTGCATCCCTAATATAGTATTCTCCGCGTCCTAAAAGACCGCATAGATAATTTTTCTTTTTACCCGTCTCCTTGATAAGCGCGTCTAATCTGTCGAAGTCAATTTTCATTTATGCGATTGGTTTCTCCTTGTTCATAAAAAGCCCTTATGCTATCAATTTCTTCACGTCAGCTTCAAAAAAGGCATTTCTTCCTCCTATTTGTCAAGCTCTATGTTCCCCTGTGCTATTTCTGTGCCCTTGAGCTTCATGAGTTCTTCCAGTGCATTGTACATCAAATTTGTGTTTTCAGCTTCATAATCGAACAGCGAATACAGGTCGCCGGCATCCTCGCATTCTATTTCCTCATCTCCGAGACTTAACCTCCGCCAGTCATCCCGGCAATATTCAAAGGAAATATAGTCCTGCACGTAGCTTACCGCTTTTGCCGCGCCTTGTTCAAATGCTTTCTGCCTTGCTTCGTCCAATTGCTCCTGCGAATAAACATTGGCGGAATTATCTCCTATCGCAATGCGCAGTACATAGTATTGTCCGAAAAAGAACCCGATTACCAGAAGGACAGACAACGCCCTGCGCGGCAAGGCATTTTCAATTTCGCCGACTTTCTTTGAAAACTCCACCGCGGCCGCATATGCGATACTACAAACCACCAAGCTTGCCAGCATAAAGGCAAGCGGGATCCACAAAAAATCGCCGAAATGTTCAAGTTTACCCCGAGTGACATAGAGCGCCGCGCCCGCTATTGCTGCGACGCAGCAATACAGTACTAACCCTTCGTTCTTTTGTTTGTTATCGTTTCCTTTCATGTCTCCTCTGCCTCTATCCATATTCACAATAATTCAAAAATCAATATCCCAGCCTCAACATACCCAATGATAATTGCAAACCGTATTCCCGCCGATATTTCATCGTCTATTCCCCCCGGATAATACGTTCTCCCAAAAAGCATTTTGTTTCTGAATGTGGTATGTTCTCTCGGCTTTGCATCCTTATAAAACGCCGCGCAATGCAAGAGAAATCCAACCGCGACAAGCGGCACGCTGGTAACCATCACACCCATAATGAGCCACAAGCCCAACCGCACAAAAAAGCTTCCGTTCTCAAGAAAAAAACCATCAAAACAAGAGTGCCAATAAAAACACGTGCCAACCGCCGTTGCGCATACGCATGTCCTGTGTATCGCCCTGACGATTCTGATTTTCTTCTCCATGGCAAGCTCCTTGTCAATCTGCACAGTTTCGGACGTGCAGATTTGTTTATTCCTCCAATTCTCGTTTTTTTGAGAACAGTTTATTGCAATTCCCGTTTTTATGAGATATAATACAGCCATCCCGGAGGTGATTTGATGATGTTTCCCCGTAAGCAATGCCCGGATATATGGACTGGCGAAGTTGTCGCCGCGCTGCATTGCAATGGTTTGCGGCAACATGACTTGGCGGCCGCTCTTGGAGTCAGCCCGGCGTATGTATGTATGGTTCTCGCTGGGAAGAAAACCCCTGCCGGTGCAGAGGCGCGCTTCAAAGCGGCGCTCTCCTCCCTGATTCAACGAAAGGAGGTAGTCACATGAGCTTTTTCCTTTTTCACGGGAAACCTGAGCTTTACAGGCTCGCGTTCGAGCTTGAAAACAAGCTCGAAAAAATTGCTGAGCTTGAGGCCGAAAACAAGTCTCTGAAAAACAAAATCAATAAGCAGGCCTCGACCTTCCAGCAGAAGTTGGCCGCGCTTGAGAAAGAAAACAAAGACTTGCGCGGCAAGAACGAGTGCCAACAAAAAAAGTTCGAGGAAATAAAGGCGGTTCTGCATGTCAACTGAAAGGGGATTCAGACTTGAAAAAGCTTGATAACAAACTGCACGATCTCGCCGAAGTGTTCAACGAACAGCGTTGCGGCAATGGTAAGAGGAATCTTTATTATCTCAAATCTGTGTTCGAGCTTTCTTTCGGCTATCTTCTCGGCCATCTCCTTGGCCTTCTGCTTTTCTAGCGCCGCCTCGGCGTTGCGCTGGTTAGCGACCATCGTGTTGTATTCCATCGTGCCATACTTCGGCACCTTGGTATATCTCTCCATGCTTCTCTCTTTTTGCAGTCCCCAGCGCCCGCCGAAAGGCGCGGCAGCAAAGACCCCACCCCCGGCAGACACCGGCGAACCACGCGGTTGTAATTGATTGTCAGCACTTTCAATCTATCACGTGTTCCCGCCGTTGTCAATAATAAATCTCATAATTATGGGATTTGAAAGGAGGATAAGCAACGGCAAATCGTACAAAGCATACCGGCTCCCCTCTGGCCGCGCGGCTGGCCGCCGAATTCAAAGCCCGCAGAGAGGCCGCCGGGTATACGCAGCAGCAGGTTGCCGACGCACTCGGCGTTGATCAGACGGTCGTCAGCGCGTGGGAACGCGGCAAGTGGCTCCCCCGCCTCGCTACCGTCGTCAGCCTCTCCGAGCTGTACGGCTGTGAGCCTAACGACCTGCTCAAGCCGAAATGAAGCGCCATCCCCGCGCAGTCGTGCCGCAGATGCGCGTCTTTGTCTGCCCCGCCTGCGGCACGAAAACCACCGTTACCAAGGTGAAAGGCCGGACAAGCCCCGGTCATAAGAAGAATCTTTACTGCTACGTGTGCCGCAAGACCACACCGCAGGAACAGCTTGAATGAAAGGAGTGACGCCCCGTGCCCCGCGTTACATATACTTCGCCCCCGGTCAGTAAGGCGCTTGTTGACGATATCCGCCGCAACTACGGCGGTATGCTCAATCTCACGGCTGTCGCAAAGCTGCTCAACCGCCACCGCGACACCGCCCGCAAGTTCATGGACGGCGTTCCGGCGTACAACATCAATGGCCGCCGCTATTGGTCTGCAACCGATGTTGCCCGCCGCCTCGAAGAAGTAAAAATTTAAGGAGATAGAAACATGTGTGACTGGATAGTTTCCCATATGCCCCGCCTCACGGCTTGGGTCGGTAATATGTCGCTGGCCGGGCAGCTCGTCCTTGCCTTTGCCGCGCTCTTCGCGCTCGTCTTCGGCTATTGCCTTGTCAGACGTTGCGTGGAAGTCCTCCCCTGCTGCGACAGGGAAGAGTTCGACCCCTCTTGGATGGACGCCGAGCTATACGAGGTGGACGCATGACCCAGATACCCGACGCGCCGTACATCCGCGCCGCCGAAGCCGCGGGCTATCCCACTGGCGGCGAGGACGGCGAAGAGTTTGACCCCGGCGATTGCCCGGTGCTCCGGCTATGAGTTCCGCTTCTGCCGTCGCCTCGGAGTATGCCCACCGCCACACGCCCAGCCCCTGCAAGGACTGTCCGCGCCGCGCTGTGCACTGCCGCCACGGCTGCGCCGACTGGCAGGATTATCTCCGGCGCTTCGCCCAGACCCGCCGGATGATAGAGCAGAATTTCAACAAAGAACACGCGGCGCAGGAATTTCTTCTGGCGAATGCCGCCCGAGAGAACGCGAAGAAGCGCCGCCGCAGGAAAGGAGGTTAGCCCCGCCAACATGGAAATACAGCATCCCTATGACTGCATCTTTTTCCCCGGCCCCCGCGGCAGCATCGGACGCGGCGCTGTCTGGTGCGATGATAAGTCAAAATGCGCCGTCTGCGGGTGGAATCCCCGCGTGAGTGAAAAACGAATGGAAAAATACAAGGAGGAAAATAACATTGATAACAGTTGATAAAGCAAAAGGTATCTGCGAGATAAACGGCACCGGTCTTGAGCTGGCAATGGATATAGCCAATATTGTCGCCAGCTTCTGCGAATCCATCATTGAGCATCGCAAGCCCGGCACGTTGACGCTCGAGGCCATAAAGGACGCAAAGACGCTGCTCTACTCCGCGGTGAACGCCGGTATCGCCGCCGCCCTCTCCGGCGAAGAAAGCATTCCCGGCGGGGAGGATTCCAACAGTGCCGAATGAAACCGTCGTCGCCGAGTACGTCCGCGCAGACGTCAGCCTCTTCTTCGAGCCGGGGCATATTGCCTGCCAATACTGCCCCCTTTTAGAGACCTATTCCCGCAATCAGTGTCGCCGTACCGGCGAATACATAATTGATACCCGCTTCACCACCGGGCGCTACTGCCCGCTTAATTTTACCGATAAAGGAGAAAACACCTGATGGGCATTCCCGTTCTCATTCTTGGCGAATCCGGCTCCGGCAAATCGGCCAGCCTTCGGAACTTTGACCCCGAAGATGTCAGCATCTTCAACGTGGCCGCAAAGCCACTCCCCTTTCGCAAAAAGCTTCCCTCCCGCAGCACCAGTGACTACGGCGTTATCATGCAGGGCATACAGGCCAGCGCGAAGAAGTCCTTCGTCATTGACGATTCTCAGTACCTCCTGTGCTTTGAGAGCTTCGCCAAGGCCAAGGAAATGGGCTACGGCAAGTATACGGATATGGCGCTGCACTTCTATGACCTCGTGCAGTTCGTTATCCGCCAGACCCCGCCTGACGTCATCGTCTATTTCCTCCACCATACCGAGACCGCCGAAAATACCGGCAAGATAAAGGCTAAGACCATGGGCAAGATGCTGGATAATCAGCTCACCCTTGAAGGGCTGTTTTCCATCGTCCTCATGTGCTACACGGACGGTAAAAAGCACATCTTTGCAACTCAGTCCGACGGCAAGACCACCGCCAAATCCCCCATGGACATGTTCCCCGCTGAGATAGACAATGACCTCAAGGCCGTTGACCAGGCGATAAGGGCTTATTATGACCTCGCTCCCGCAAAAGCAAAAGATGAAAAGGAGACTACAAAATGATAACCAGACCTTCAAATTGGGATAACGTTCAGGCGTTCACAGACCGCCCCAAGCTCCCCGTCGGCGCGTATGTGTGCCGCATCAAGCGTGCCGTCGTCAAGGACGGTTCCGCCGGCGCGCAGCTCTGCGTCCTCTTCGATATAGAGGACGGCGAATATGCCGGTTTTTATGAGGCCGACTTCAACTCGAACACTGCCGAAAGCAAAAAGTGGCGCGGTGTCCTCCGCCTCTTCCTCCCGAAGAACGACGGCTCCGAAAAGGATGAATGGACTAAATCCACGCTCAAGGGCTTCGTCACCTCCGTCGAGGAATCCAACCGCGGCTATTATTGGGATTGGGATGAAAATTCCCTCGCTGGGCTTGAGCTTGGCATCATCTTCCGCAATGAGGAGTGGGATTATAACGGCCGCACTGGCTGGGCTGTCCGCCCGTTCCGTGCCTGCTCCGTCGATACCGTGCAGGACGGCGACTATAAGCTTCCCCCGGATAAGCCGCTCAAAGGCTCCCCCTCTTCTGCCGCCCCGGGCGCGTCCGCTGGCGCGTTCACCGATTACAATGCCAATGAAGACGACTTGCCGTTCTGATTTGTGGTATTGGTTCATCTTTGCGGATGGGTATCAGCTCTGCACGCGCGGCCTTGACCGCGTTGAGTTAGCTCACGAAGTTGCCGCACACGGCGCGCTCATCCGCAAGGAGCCGGAAAGGAGTGCCCCGTGCCAAACCGAATAATCAAAGAAAGCATCCGCACAAGCAAAAGTGTAAATGCAATGTCGGATTTTCAGTTTCGGCTTTGGACATATCTTCTTACATACGTTGACGATTACGGGCGCGGCAGCGCTGACCCGGAATTGCTTAAAGGCTTTGTGTTCCCTCGGCGCAAAGGTGTGACCGAGGGAACTATACAAAAAACGCTCGCAGAATTGGCGACCATAGGCTCTGTAATCCTCTACGAAGTTGACGGAGAGCCGTACCTATGTTTTCCGAACTGGAGCGAACATCAGAGTGTAAGAAACAAAGTCAGCAAATTCCCCGCACCCAATGATGCCTTGCTTGCGTCTGCAAGCAATTGCAAGCAATTGAAATCAACTGCAAGCAGTTGCAATCAATTGCTTGCAAATGTTCCCGTAATCCAATCCGAATCCAATCCGAATCCGAATACGAATACGAATACGGAAGAGAGCGCGCCCGCGCGCCACGCCCACGGGCAGTACCAGTGGGTCAAGCTGACGG